TACCTTTACATACACAACCCAAAACTCTGTTGGCGCTGTTACGACGGCCACAGGTGTAGCGATTCGTGTTAGCCCATTGACATGGTACGGCTCTGCCAATCGTATTGGCATGTTTGACCAGCAGAACGGTATGTTCTTTGAGTACGACGGCCAGCAGTTATACGCTGTGCTTCGTAACAGTATTAACCAGCTTAACGGCACGGTTACGCTGACTCAAGGCAGCACCATTGTGACCGGCAGTGGTTCACAGTTCTCAACACAATTGCAGCCCGGCTCTTTTGTGGTGTTGCGTGGCCAGTCCTATAAAGTTGTGACCATTACCAATGACACAACAATGCAGATTACCCCTGAGTACAGAGGTACCAGCCTTGCTGGAGCGATTGCATCTATCACTTTAGAGACTCGCATTCCACAATCTAAGTGGACTGATCCATGTAATGGCACAGGTCCATCAGGCTATAACCTTGACTTGTCCCGCATGCAGATGTGGTACATCGACTACTCATGGTATGGCGCTGGCGTGATTCGTTATGGCTTCCGTGCTACAGGCGGTCAGATTACTTACGTTACACAGATTCAGAACAACAACATCCAGTTTGAAGCTTACATGCGCTCCGGTAACATGGCTGCGCACTATGAGTCAAACGGTCTGGTGCCAGTCACTGTTTTGTCTGCAAACTTGGGTAACGCGACTACTACGACTACAGCCGCACTGTCCTCTCAGGCTACGACTGTCCCGTTGACCAGCGCTGCTGGCTTCAACAACGTGGGCGTGGTTGCTATTGGTACAGAGTTGATTTATTACGCAGGTGTATCCGGTAATAACTTGATTAACTGCACACGCGGTTTTGCTCGCACAAATGCGCAAAGCTATACTGTTGGCGCAACAGTGAGTGTGTCGTCTATTGACGTGTTAAACCCCACTTTGTTTGCTCCTGCAGGCGTGGTGAAGGTGACAGCCGCAGGCGGCACAGGTACTACAGAATACATCGCCTATACAGGTAATGACGGCAGTTTGTTGTACGGCTTGACCCGTGCCCAAACAGGCGGCCAAGCTACTGCGCAGTCGTTTACATTCTCTGCAACAGCGCCCGTAAGCGTTGAGCTGGTTAGCCCCGACACAGTGCCATCACTGTCTCACTGGGGTTCTTCAGTCATCATGGACGGTCGTTACGACGATGACAAGTCACTGATTTTCAACTACGGTACTACCTCTGCTATTACAACCACCAGCACATCACCGATTGTGATTATGGCAATTCGTGTTGCGCCTGCTGTTGACAATGGCTCTACAGGTTTGATGGGCCAGCGTGAGATTATCAACCGCATGCAGTTGCAGTTGGATACCTTGGGCTTGTACACCACAGGTACAGGTTATTTGATTAACTTGATCCTGAACGGCTTTGCATCCGGTGCTGGCTTTGCAGCAGGTTTCGTAACGCCAATTCAGCAAGCTAACGGTATCACATCATCACTGGCTCAGATTGCAACCAACACGGCAGCAATTACCGTGACTGGTGGTGAGTCTGTGTTTGCCGCTTACTCCAACACATCAGGTAACACCACCTTGGACTTGTCTCAGGTGCGTGACTTGGGTAACTCAATCTTGGGTGGCGGTACAACTAACACTGTGCCAACATCACAAGCAGGTTTCTACCCTGATGGTCCAGACATTTTGTACATTGTGGCGACTCCATTGACAGCCACATCGTCCACAATTTTGGCACGTTTAAACTGGAAAGAAGCACAGGCTTAATCATGGCAAAGAGTCCAGCATGGCAACGCAAGGAAGGCAAGAATCCCAGTGGTGGTTTAAACGCCAAGGGTCGAGCATCCGCGAAAAAGCAAGGCATGAACTTGAAACCGCCCCAGCCGGAAGGAGGCTCTCGCAAAGACTCCTTCTGTGCGCGGATGGAAGGCATGAAGAAGAAACTCACGTCAGCCAAAACCGCCAAAGACCCAGATTCACGTATTAACAAGTCATTAAGGGCATGGAAATGCTAGACCTTAATACCATCTGGACAGCTGGCCTAACCCTATTTACGGGCCTGTTGACCTTTATTGCCAAGGAGAAGTTTGATGAACTCAAACGCCTTGACATTCTGCTAAACAAAACCCGCGAGGAGATTGCCCGTGATTACACGACTAACGCAGAAGTGCAAAGAATTACTGACCACATTGACCAGCGCTTTAACCGCTTGGAAGCAAAAATTGATCAGCTTATTCAAAAAGGATAAGTGATGCCAAGCAGTAGCAAGGCTCAACGTAATTTCATGGCGGCAGTGGCTCACAACCCAGCGTTTGCCAAGAAAGAAGGCGTCCCACAGTCCGTGGGCAAAGAGTTCAACAAAGCCGACAAAGGCAAATCGTTTAAACAAGGTGGAATCATGAAACACGAAGACGTCAAAATGGACAAATCCATGATGCAAAAGGCTGTGAACAAACACGAAGGCCGTATGCACAAAGGTCAACCTATGACAAAATTGTCAGCAGGCGGCTACACACGCGCTGCAGATGGCTGTGCTACCAAGGGTAAAACCAAAGGCACGATGGTCAAAATGATGGGCGGCGGCTCCTGCTAAGGAAACACCATGAAAAAATATGCTGAAGGCGGTATCTATACCGCTGAAATGGGTAAACCACCCACAGACCCCGAAGGCGTGCCGCCCATGAAAAAGCCTGCACCCAAGAAGCCCATGCCTAAAAAGCCTGTGCCAAAGGATTCTGTGTTCCGCGAAGGCATGCCTGTGCCTCAAGACGTTGACGGTGCTTCTGCACCCCGCAAGCTTGCAAAAGGCGGTTACACACGTGCTGCTGATGGTTGTGCAACTAAAGGCAAAACAAGAGGTAAATTAGTATGATGGCCAGCCGTGGTATGGGTGCCGTAATGCCCAGCAAAATGCCCGGCGGTAAAAAGAAAGGCCGCCGTGATGATACTGACTTTATGCAGTATGCTGAAGGCGGCTCTGTTGGCTTGTATGCCAACATTAACGCCAAGAAAAAGCGTATCGCTGCCGGCTCTAAAGAGAAAATGCGTAAGCCCGGACAGAAGGGTGCGCCTACTGCTCAGGCTTTCATTGACTCCGCAAAGACTGCAAAATCTTAACCAAGGAAACTTATGTCTACATTGAACCTTACCCCTGAAGAAGAAGCATTGGTTGCCAGTGCTTTGCGTGCTAAGTCAGCCCAGTACTTGGGTATGTTTGGCGTTGCCGACCCTGCCATCGATGCTTTGCTTGCCAAGGTCGAAGGCCAGCTTCCAGCTCCTGAAGTTACACAACCTGCAGTCGAAGTGGCTGTGGAAGAAGTTGTAGCTGAAGAAGTCGCTACTGAAGAAGTCGTCGAAGCCCCAGCCGAAGAAACACCAGCCGAGGAGTAAACCATGGCCCTGTCCGGAACCACAGCGTTTAATTTAGACCTCACGGAAATCGTTGAGGAAGCGTTTGAACGCGCTGGTTCTGAGATGCGTACGGGCTATGATTTACGCACAGCCCGCAGATCATTGAACTTATTGTTCTCTGAGTGGGCTAACCGTGGTTTAAACATGTGGACGTTTGAACAGGGGACGATTCCCCTTGTTCAAGGTCAGGCAACCTATGACCTGCCAGCGGACACGGTAGACTTGATGGAGCACGTAGTGCGTACCGGTGCCGGTAACGTATCTACGCAGGCAGACCTTACGATCACTCGCATTAGTGTTTCTACGTACGCCACCATCCCCAACAAATTAACACAAGCCAGACCTATTCAGGTGTGGATTGAGCGCCGTCAGGAAGTCCCCCGCATCACTGTGTGGCCCATCCCTGACCAAGGAACCCTGCTGCAGCCGTACTACACCTTTGTGTATTGGCGTTTAAAGCGTATTGATGACGCAGGCACCGGTGTAAACACCATGGACGTTCCGTTCCGTTTCCTGCCCTGTATGGTGGCTGGATTGGCCTATTACTTGGCCCTGAAGGTCAAGGGTGGCGCTGAGCGTTTACCTGTTCTCAAACAGCAATACGATGAGGCTTGGGACTTAGCTTCTACAGAGGATAGGGAGAAGGCTGCGGTTAGGTTTGTACCTCGTCAAATGTTTATTGGCGGGAGCACCTAATGGGTAATCGGTTTGCTAACGGCATACGGGCGATTGCCATTTGTGATCGTTGCGGCCAAGGGTTTAAACTTAAGCAGCTTAAGACTGAGGTCATCAAGCAGCGCAAGTATGAGTTACGTGTTTGCCCGGAATGCTGGGACCCAGACCACCCACAATTGATGCTGGGCACATTCCCAGTAGAAGACCCACAAGCCTTGCGTAACCCACGTAAGGACAACACGTATCTAACCGCAGGACAGAATGCTTCAGGCAATCCTACCGGTGGTAGTCGTGACATTCAATGGGGCTGGGCACCGGTTGGCGGGGCTAGTCAATTTGATACGGTTCTGACACCAAACTACTTGGTTTCCAGAGCAATTGTTGGTACAGTCACTATATCTTAAGGAGTTTAAACATGGCATATACAAAATCAGCTGACGGCGTTGCCAAAAAGGGCAAGACATCCGTGCAAGTAATGGCAAACAGTGGTCCTACAAAGGGCACTGACAAGGGCGGTAAGAAGACATCTGGTGTGACTGGTCAAGCTATGCGTGCTGTAGGCCGCAACATGGCTCGTGCCAACAACCAGAAAAAGGGTTAACCATGGCTAAGTACAGCCATAAGTTAATGGGTAAAGAAGTTGGCCAAGCCAGCGTTTATGCGGAGCCTCACACCATGACCGGTAAAAAAGTAACAGCGTCTTCCAATCCCGGCAAGCCTTCTGAGATGTCAGAGGCTAGCACGATGCACATGAGTGTTGGTAATTTCAACAACTCTAAGAACACTCCTGCCACCAAGACAACTGGTATCAAAATCCGTGGTACGGGTGCAGCTACCAAAGGCACAATGGCTCGTGGCCCGATGGCTTAAGGTTTAAACGATGGCAATGACATACGCCCAACTGGTGACTGCGGTACAAGACTACACGCAGAACACCTTTGACACCACTGACATCAATACGATGATCAAGCAGGCGGAGCAGCGCATCTATAACACGGTGCAGTTAGCTAGCTTGCGTAAGAATCAGACTGGTGTTGTGTCTGTTGGGAATCCGTATTTGTCATGCCCCGGTGACTTCCTGTCAGCCTATTCATTGGCTGTCATCAGCGGTGACAACTACACGTTCTTGTTAAACAAGGATGTGAACTTTATCCGCGAAGCATATCCAAGCACAGCCGTATCACAGCGTGGCTTACCTAAACACTATGCAATCTTTGGACCGTCTACGACAGACTCCAATGAGCTGACGTTTATGGTTGGTCCTACACCTGATGCAGCTTACGGTGTTGAGTTGCATTACTTCTACCTACCAGAGTCTATTGTTGTTACTAATACCACATGGCTGGGTGACAACTTTGACTCTGCATTGCTGTACGGCACGCTGGCCGAAGCAGGCGTTTACATGAAGAGCTCCCCTGAAGATGCGATGTACCAGATGTACCAAGATCGGTACGTTCAGGCTATTGCGCTTCTCAAGAACTTGGGTGACGGTAAACAGCGCATGGATGCATACCGCGATGGGCAAGTTAGGGTTCAAGTCTCATGAGCATAGTTCAAACCCAAACCACAAGTTTCAAAGCGGAGTTGTACCAAGGTATACATGCGCTTACCACCGACGTTATCAAGATTGCCTTGTACACGGCGAACGCGGACCTGAATGCGGATACAACTGTGTATTCAAGTTTGAACGAAGTATCAGCAACAACGGGAGCGTCACCTTACTCACCGGGTGGAGCGATCCTAACGCCGATAACTGTTTCGTTATCTTCATCTGATGCAACGGCTTATGTTGGGTTTCCTAACATTGCGTGGACAGGAACAATTACAGCGCGGTGCGCATTGATTTACAACTTCAGCAAAGGCAATAAGTCTATTGCTGTGTTGGACTTTGGCAGTGACAAAACGTCCACCAACTTCACAATCACAATGCCATCTAATACATCAACGACAGCGTTGATTCGTAGTTCATATTAAGGGTTGGTATGTCGCACGAAAAACTTACAGCTCTAGGTCGCTTCACAATGGAATGTGTGGGCGCTGACGGCCAAGTTAAATGGACGGCCACTGAGCACAACTTGGTGGTTAACACTGGCTTGCAGTACATGTGCGGCTCTGCTTTGACATCGACAGCGCAGATCACAACGTGGTACTTAGGTTTGTACGGCTCAGGTGCTACAAACACACCTGCGGCTGGTGATACAGCTGCCCTACACGCAGGCTGGAATGAAATCACGCCTTACAGCAACGGTGTGCGTCCTACGTGCTCATTTGCTGCTGCGACACTGGCTAACCCTGCGGTGGCTACAAACTCAGCTTCTGCGGCGGCATTTAACATCAATGCATCGGCTACAGTGGGCGGTGCATTCTTGATCAGTAACAACACAAAGGGCGGCTTCACAGGCACGCTCTTCTCAGCGGCAGACTTTCAATCCCCCGGAGACCGAACAGTTGTATCTGGCGATACACTGAACGTTAC